CGACGGGCATCGGCGCCTTCGTAATCGATGCTACCGCTGGGGCTGGTGGTGGTGGCGGTGGTGGTGGAGCACGACTGGTACATGCGACGGGCGCATCTTATGGTGGTGCCGGTGGTGGTGGGGTCGGTCTCTATGGTGAGAAATCGGATGGTGCCGCTGGTTTGAGTGATACTACCACCACACAAGCCGATCAAGTAGCTGCCAATATTGCGGGTGGTGGTGGTTCGGGTGGGGGGATGGGTAATTTATCAACTGATGAGACTACCGGAGTAGGGGGTTCTGGAGGTCTTTACGGTGGTGGTGCTGGTTCATGTCATGCCGGAAACGACACCGGAAATGGGGCGGATGGAGGAAATGGGGCGGTTCGTATTATATGGGGTCAGGGTCGTTCGTTTCCTTCAAATGCAGATTAAATAAATTATTTTACTATTATAAGCGACGATGAATGAAAAATATATGATCGTACTATTTTTCGCCATGATCATCATCGGCATTGTTATATACATAACTACTTCAAATAAGAAAAAGAAAAAGAAAGATTCGGGAGGTGGTGAACCAAAGACCCCTACATTTGAAGTCATGCGTGTGCAGTTATCCAAGACTGAGAGTTACAAACCTTGGTTTACGGAAAGGTATACACCGGATGATTTTATTGCCATGTCAGAGGGAACTAGTTTTAAGTATTCAATGAAGATAACAGGAGGAGCTGAAGTTCTAACTGCGCTTAGTATTACACGTAAACGAGCGGATCAAGGTGAGGATCAGACGGTCGCCGTGCCGAGTGAGAAATGGAAAAATAATGAAGGTATAGAATTAACGTTTCAATCGTTGGAGGGTGAAAATGTCAAGGGAACTCATAATTTTTCTATAAATTATACAACTCCAGAAAAAAGTGGTACCGGAACCCCAGTAGAGATCGCAGTATCAGAATCGGATCTTTCTGTAGGGTTAGAACAGTCCGGTGGGGAACTCGATTTAGTTTTACAGTCTATGGGAATGGATATACCATCAGCTGAAGCCACTACAAATAAGAAATATGTGTTTATTTATGATCACGAAGGTCAGCTTAATTTTGGAAAAGGGGAAGAAATTTATATGTCTCCATTTGGTAATGATGGTAAGGCATTTAAGCTTGAAGGTACCGGAATTACCGATCCACTTTATAGAATAAAACATAAAGAAGGTGCCGACGGCGCTAATCTTTACCTTTTATCGAAAAGTTCGACTGCGAATTATGATAATACAGAATATTTAGACAAAACTGCAACTTTCAAAACATACAAGCAAGGTCCTTTACAAGAAAAATTATTCTACATAACGATGGACGAAATAACCTCTGAAGTGGCGAAAAATTTTTTTTTTGACGTAGATTTCTCTATACCTACAGGTAAATGGCTCTCGTGTGGAGGTGAGTCGGACAGGGATTGTTGCCACAAAACATTCGCCGGAGAATGGGAACAGGTTTTCGAGGAGCGGGACGGGGAGGTTGGCAACAAATGTTTCCAAGATGAAGAAGGTGTATGGAAATTCAAATATAACCGAACAGGTATAGAAGGGTGTAATGAATCTAACGAAAAGTTTGAATATAATGATTCATGTTGCGCCGATTATTTCTTAGGAGAATGGACACCAGGGCCGTGTGACAATGGGAAAAGAAAATTGACGCGACGGGGAAATGAAGGGTGTCAATCCATAAATGAAGATCGCATAGATGATGATGCATGTTGTGCCGAAAATTTATTAGGATCATGGACACCGGGGCAGTGTGAAAATGGGAAAAGAATATGGACGCGCCCAGGACTTGAAGGGTGTCAATCCACAAATGAAGATCCACAAGATGATGATACGTGCCCAGAGTACCCCTTTACATCGTTCACGTTTACGAATGCGGGGGCAACGGGACGCTTTGGTCCAACACTCGATCAATGCAAGGATAGTTATTCACCAAGTTGGGTAAATAATCCTAGTTACTTTTCAGTGTCTGACGGAATACAGAAATGGACCGTGCCCGCAACAGGGACGTATGAGATTGAGATTGCCGGTGCAAAGGGTGGTGGAGAAAAAGGTTATGGGGCAGTACAAGTTTTGGATCTCAACTTGACCAAGTCGGAAAAATTGAATATAGTTGTTGGACAAAGGGGTAGTAGTGATGATTCTAGTAGAGGTGGTGGTGGTGGTGGTGGATCATTCTTAGTTAAAAGTGATGTCCCGACGAACAATGAAGCACAGAAGCGTGCAGCTCTTTTATGTGCTTCTGGTGGTGGAGGTGGTAATTCGTGCACTGGCCGATTTCGTGTAGAATGGACCGAGCACCTCGCCTCGGACAAGAAAATTCCATATGGCTGGAATGATTGCCCACCCCTATCGACCGCCTCGGAAGACTGCAAGAAACGAACACTCGAGCTGTGTAATCCGGATTTTGGAAATGCGACTTTCCAAGATCCAGCCGGTGCTGGGGATGATTTGCGTGGTGGCCACCGTGGATCCGCGGAGGACTCTCCTTACAAGAAGAAGACTACGTGGTCAGGAGAAGGTGGTAAGGATGGTTACGGAGGCAAGATAGGGGAAAAGCTGGATTATTTCCCTCCCCACGAGCCAGTTGTCCACCGAACAAACGGCGCCCATGCTTCGGGGCAGGGTGGTGCCGGATTTTTGGGGAATGGACAATCTGAAGATCCCGAAAGGACTCGCGACGTATACGGAAACGACTTCGGATTTGCCGCAGCCCAATCCTTTTATAATGGATGTGTAGGTGGCAGCCACGGTGGAGCTGCGAGTTGTGGCGGAGAGGTCGGGTTCGGTGGGTTTGGTGGGGGTGGGTCAGCATATAGACCAAGGTGCGCTAGTACCGGTCATGGTTATTACCACTCGGGTGGAGGTGGGGGATACTCTGGAGGAGGAGGTGGGCACCCAAATAACCACAGAGGCGATGTGGGTGGGGGTGGTGGTTCTTCTTACTCATCACTCGGAGCGACCCAAAACACTTCTTTGAATTCTGGGGACCATGGCTACGTCAAAATTACACTTAAATAAATTATTGACAAGTATTAAATGATACCAGTATTGTTAATATTGGTACTCTTAATTTTATTCATTTCCAGGAATCAGGCCAATAAAGAGGTGGGTGTTCTAGGGTATAAAACGTCGTTTTTTCATATATCCAATGGACAATCGAAAGAGATGTATGAAAAAATAAAGAAAGATGGTGCGTCCCCCGAATCTCTTAAAGAGTTTATGATGTTAGAAGATAGATTGCTTCGTTTAGAGTTCGTTTCTGTGTGTACGGGTGTGTCCCATGAATATGAAGCATTCGCTGTATCTGGTAAAATAAAGGGTCTATTTACACCCTACGACTTTTCGTACCATGCGAAACACTTAAAGCAGGTATCTGAACCACACAAACTTATAAATAAAAGTATAACATGTTAGTTAAGTAAAGTAAGCTTCTTTTATGCTGACAAGATTCCATATTTTTTAAATTATCGTAAATATAGACTATGAGATTTAAATCGTCTGGGTCTCTATTCATTTCTATCCATTTTTCTGCATCTTCTGTAGTGACAAAATCTGATGTGCAAAAATATGCTTCTTCCATTTTCCCAATTCCATATTGATTTCCTTCGTTCCTCGTTTGACTAATATAATTACATATGATCACATACATGAGATCTGCTATTTTTTCACGAATATCTATATCGTAATGATCTGGGTTAATCGTATCTACGTCTACACCCTTTTTGGTTCTAAGATTTCTTAAAAAAACCTCTCGTGGGCATTCCATACGTACACGTGGTCTTTTCCTTTTAAATTAGTCATCATTTCCAAACATATTTCCACTCATGGGATTCTCTTCAATGAGACCCAATCCGAAAATGAATTGTTGATTCACGATATACTTTTCACCATATTGGCGCGTGTCGTGTTTCACGTATATATCGCGTTGGCTGAAAGGGCCGATATAGAAATCGTACCCAAACTTAGGTTTACCGAGGTTATTATCTGAGCAATAGGTATTGAATTTCTTTACAAACTCTGTCACGGTACAGAACTCCTCGGGATCGATTTTTATATGATGCGACTGCATGAAATTCTCCAATGTGGATACAGCACCCGCAATCTGCTTTTGAATATCTTTGAAATAACTGGGTACGACGTTCCAAATGTCTTTCTTAGCGTATTTTTGTGCGTATTCTAAATATGCGCGTACACACTTTTGTAAAATGCAAGGCAATTCCGCCTCGAGCTTATGTTCTAGAGTGGGATCCGCATCCTTCACTTGCTTTCCAAAGTTTACGGTGAGAATGCGGCGGAGGACACTTCCAGAATTATCCTTCCAATGTGGAACTTCATTACCCCCCAAAATACCTGGCGTCCTCCATTCCATAGAATGTGCCTTCTCGTGTTTTACTGCGATAGATACATCTTCACCGCTCACGATAGACTGAAACTCTGCTTGTTCGAGTGCCAAATCGTTCTTGACTTCAGGAGCGATAAACATGAAAGCATCCTTGATAGCAGAAAGACCGAATTTCCTTTCAACGTTGTTTGAGAGTGTTTTAACATCCTCCGTGCAATAAAACTTACGCAGAACCTTCGTGATGATAGTCGATTTACCGGATCTCGCCACACCCTTTAGGAACGGGATAACTTGCCATCCATCTATGTCATTCACGTCATAACACAAGCGCCCACACATGACATAAATCCATCTCGCAACATCTTCATCAAACTGTTGGTAATCAAAGATTGATTTGAAATGTGGAGTTGGTATATCGTACCAATCCTCGAGGTGGCTGTAATTAGGAAATTCTTGATCGAAATATTTACAGCTCACGATAGACTGATCGAGACTCTTAAACTCCTTAGATTCATAATCATAAAATTCAGCCGTGTATAAACCAGTTTTATCTGACCATTTCTTCGCTACAAAAACACCATTATCGAAAGACCATACATGTCTGTTCTTTACGATATCGGGAAACTGCATATCGTTTATATTTGTGAGATGTGTTATAACATCCTTATAACCCGTACCTCTCGAAGTAAGATTTTTCCATAAATCAAACCAAGTTTCCTTTCTACCGACACTATACACAAACTCACCTATACTTTGTTTAGGCTTCCACGCCCTAGACGGGCATCCAGTCTTAGTCATGATCTGCTCACAGCAATACCCCTTGTACCGCCTAATGTTATGCGAATACAGGTGCTTAAGACATTGAATAATCGCTTGCTGGTAAGGTGAGAGTTCATCCACTTTGTTAATGGTGGATACACGAAAAATAGCAGGATCGGATTCGGGGTTAATAGGTACGTATGTTGGATTATTCACTCGCTCCATGATACGTGCAGCACGGAAAACGATCGTCCACGCATCATCTACTTGATCGATGAGACGGTTTATACGAGTGGCGAGGGTTGTATCTTGATCATTTTTATCCAATTCTTCCAGCATTTTAAGTTCATTGGCTTTGTGATATATTTCACAAACATGATCACGGATCTGTACATATTTAGTCACGACACGTTCTATGTCTATGATTTTGGGCATACCTTTTTGGTCAAGTTCGTCGGGTAAGAAAAACATATTATACCCCAGACGATAGGGAATCTTAGGGTCGTTTTTGTGATATATGTCCCAATACTCTTCGAGTTCTGATAGGTGGGATACGAGCTTTTCATTATTGAAAGTTTTAATTTCGTTCGCCCATAGCGCTTGGTTCGCTTCGTTCGGGTCCGCACTTTCATTAATGAAATGTGTCGCCTCTGACATTTCTATTATAATACTTCATTTTTCTAAGCTACTATTTTTGGAGGGTGGTCAAAAGTTTGACTAAAATTTTATTTTGGATTTCGAGTTGTCGACCCATGTTTACCAGGGCGCTACATATAGTATCACCATCTTCCGTCATGAGTGTGGAACCCAATAAAGTTTCCATGGTCATGTATTGCTCAATATCATCTTCATCTTCATCTTCATCTTCATATTCATTCATATCGACTTCTTCCTCTTCATCGGCGATTTCTTCATCGGTGATTTCTTCATCGGTGATTTCCTCTTCATCGATTTCCATCTGAGCTGGTGTTTCGGTATCGGACATTTATTTATGCTCAGGAAAAATCAGTACGATTTTTTCGCACTTTACCCGAAATTATTTTCTTGGTGTATAGTACAACAACAACAAAATGGCTGGCGGTTTAATGCAATTGGTCGCCTATGGAGCACAGGATGTCTATCTCACTGGTAACCCCAAGGTTACTTTCTTTCAGGCGGTTTACCGTCGCCACACTAACTTCGCTATGGAGAACATCGAGCAGACCGTCAACGGTACTGCCGCTAACTCCGGTCGCGTCTCTGTCACCGTCGCTCGTAACGGTGATCTCGTCGCGGACATGTACGTAGAGATGGAGTCTGCGGAAAGCACCGCTCTTTCCGACGATTCCGCCGCCTCCAACGAGTGGCTCGCCGAGCGTGCGATCAAGGACGTTGAATTATCAATTGGCGGGCAAAGAATTGACAAACACTACCAGACCTGGTGGAGGCTTTACTCCGAGCTCTACCTCGATGCCTCCAAGAAGGTTAACTACGGTAAGATGACTACCGGCGTTTCTGGTAAGAAGGTATACCGTCCTCTTATTTTCTTCTTTAACCGCAATCCTGGACTCGCTCTCCCACTAATTGCCCTGCAGTACCATGAAGTCCGTCTCGATTTCGATTTAACTGCTGAGCTGACTACATACGTCACCGCTTCCTCTTTCAAGGTATACGCCAATTACATCTACCTCGACACTGAGGAGCGTAGGCGATTTGCCCAGAAGGGCCACGAATACCTAATTGAGCAGGTTCAGCACACTGGAACCGATACCCTTTCTGGCGGTTCGAACCAGAAGCGCCTCTCCTTCAACCACCCCGTCAAGGAGCTCGTGTGGTGCATCTCCGCCGCTAACAAGACCGACAACAACCTGTGGAACTTCACCACTAAGTCTGGCACCGCCGCGAACGACCCCCAGATGGGTACTTCCCTCGTCGGCGCCCCCGCGGGAGCTCAGCTCCCCCACGACCTTGGCAACGCGCCCAGGCTTGTCACCTCCGCGACCTCCGCCGTCTGGGACGATGATGCTTGCTCTAACATGACTGACATGAAGCTCGTTCTCAACGGCCAGGACAGGTTCAAGGAGCAGGGTTCCAAGTATTTCAACTCCGTCCAACCCTTCAACCACCACTCCGGTTCCCCCATGCCCGGTGTGTACTCTTACTCCTTCGCGCTTAAGCCCGAGGAGCATCAGCCTACCGGCACGTGCAACTTCTCCCGCATTGACAATGCCCAGGTTGCTATTAACACCGTTGCCGCGGGATCGGCCACCGTCCCAGCCACCCTCAACATGTTCGCGGTCAACTACAATGTCCTCCGCATCCAATCGGGTATGGGTGGTCTTGCCTTCTCTAACTAAGCATACAAATCAAATTTGTATTTGCTATTAAAATTAATTAATAA